CTACTTTATCAGTAGAGTTTGTAATTGTAAAGGGTCCAAGTGGTGAACTAACCGCTGTATCATCAGGGTAAGAACTTACAAATAATGTAACTGTAGCGTCTCCTCGTAAATATTTAAAATCAGGTATAAATCTTTTAACTGACATAAAGAACTCTCCATCTCCTCTATAATCAACAACCCCTGTCGCCTGACCCAATGCACTTTTTCTTGAAGTAATATCATAGTCTCCAGATTGTATAAATGCATCAATAGACGTGGTGCCCGAACTGTTTATTTGATCATCACCTACTTCGTGAGCATAATATATAGAGGCTCCGTACTTGTTAGTTATACCAGATATGGCAGAGAATACTGGGGTTGCACTATCATCATAATCTGTAGCATAAGGTACTTGAAAGACACCTTGGTCTTGATAGGTAGTTCTATCTAATGATGAAGTTGTAAATACATTTTCTGAATAATTATATGTAACACATCTATCAATTTGATTTGACCCTGCTTTAGGATAAAACCAATTTATTTCTGTGTATAAAGAATTAGGCGCAGAATAAATAACGTCTGCCGCATCATAATTTAATCCTAAATTATCTCCATCAGTTGAGTATACAAAATCTTCTACAAGGCATGGTAAAGATTTAACTGTACCATCGTAAACAAAAAAACCACCTTCACCTGACATCCACCACACAGCTCCATTTGCATATGACATTGCATGTTGACCAATACATCCACAGTTAGTACCTACTTGTCTAACAGAGAAAGTAAATGGTGGACCAACAAATTGAATTACATACGCAGCTAAATCAGTTGTTACAAAAATATAATCTTTACCTTGTATGGCTGCTCTAATCTCATTACCTGTATCTAATCTAAATGTACCGGCAGTGTTGGTTGCTGTAGGTGTATATGTATTTAAATCTTCTTGATTAGAAAATCTTACAAACATCGGATCCTGTGTCGCTGTGTTACCTATAGTTGTTTCAGTTCCAAGGTGAAACAAATGTCTGTCTCTATCTGATACAATAGTAATTCTTGTCGCTGTTGGATTGTTTGTTGTGTTAAAATTACTTGTAGACTGTGAAGCTCTTACACCTCTAGGTGATGAAGCCCCGGCATCCCAAGTAAATGTTTTACCATTAAATATAGTTGCAACTAATACTTCACCAAAATTATCAAGGCTCCAGTTTCCTGGTGCCAGAGTCACATTACTTGTAGATCGTTCAGTACCCCAAGTAGAGTTACCCCATAAATAAGTTCCCCACCCATAACCCACAGTTTGAGTAGTAGGTCCAATTTGAATATAAGGATTAATTGTAGCTGCCCCTGTTCCAGATGAAGCACCGGCTACAGCTGCAATAGGAGTTTGAATAGTAAAAGTATTAGCAGTGGGCACACTCAATATTTCAAAAGCACCGTCAGTAAAAGTAGATGCACTCGTAAATCCATTAGGAGTTGAGACACTTGTAAAGGTAATATATCTTCCTACAGCTAAATTATGTGATGTTTTATTTACTGTAACAATATTAGAACTTTCAACAGTGTCAAACGTTGCTCCAGTAATTGCTGTATCTAAAGGGGTAATGTCATAAAATGCCTCTCCATAATATAAAAACAAACCTTGAGAGGTTCCTATAGCTGTATATTTTTCACCTTTAAAACTACTAAAAGCGAGTTGGCTTCTAGCAGCACCTGGTAAAGTTTCATTAGAAACGGTAAGTTGTTCCCAACCACCTATTTTTTCAGGTAAACCATATCTAAATCTTACAAAGTCTCCGTCTACCCATTCACTTTCAGCACCTGATTCAGTAGCTTGTTTATTAAATCCTGGTTTAAAATTGAGTTTCTGTAACATAACCCAGTATTATATAGGGTTTTTATTATTTTAATAGTGATTTTTTTTAATCATTTTACCTATTTCAGGTAAATAAATATAGTTTAATTGGCTCTCGTCAAACAAATCTTTTAAGTCTTGCACAGTTTCTACCAAAACTTCCCCTGGTAAATTTAAACTTGTATTAATTAATATTGGAATAGTTGTTAATTTATCAAATGCTTTAATTAAATTGTAGTAATGTAAATTATTTTTTTTACTTACAGTCTGTATTCTAGAGTCATTGTTCTTAGACAGACCTGTTTGCAGTATTCCTTCTTTTTTTATTTTAAAAGCATACATCATATATGGTGACTCTTCTATTGGCATTTCAAACCAGTCCTTAGCTTTTTCTTTTAATATCGAACATGCAAATGGTCTAAACCATTCTCTTTTTTTAATTGCGTTTAATTTATCATGAGCCTTTTTATGAATAGGGCTCATCAACAATGACCTGTTTCCAAGTCCTCTTTGGCCCTGTTCACTTCTAGACTGAAAGATTGCAACTGGTTCATTTAATACAACTTTAGCAACTTCATCTGGAGTTACATTATAAATATTATGTTTTATAAAAATATCTAAATTTAAATCTTGTGGTATCCCAAGGTATATTTCTTTGTTTTTTATTGTGCCCCCTAGAAAAAAATTAGCTGCACCTATACTTATTCCAAAGTCACCGTTAAAAGGATCACAGAAAAGATTATTAAACCTGTTTAATAATTTAGAATTATACAAAACATTTTGTGCACATCCACCTGTAAAATGTAAATTATTTTTTATATCCCATTTATCTATAAGTTGAGTCATTTCATTTTCAAAATTTTGTTGTATCTTAGCAGGTCTTTCGTCATATAAACTCCAAGCCATTGTTTTTCCACAACTCAATGCATGCTCAAAATGTTTTTCTGTAAACAACTCATAACGAAGTCCAATACCATTTGATTCAGTGGATATGTGTCCTAATTGTGTGTTGTAAAAATATAAACTTTCTTGTTCAACTTTATTGTGTGCATACTCTCCTCCACCTCCATCACATACTAAAATATTTTTAATTTTTTTATTCCACGTTAAAGCACAATAAGCGTGAAATATATGATGATAATAATGTGGATAATATATTATATTTAAATGTTTATTTAGAACATCTTTCCAAACTTCTATTGAAGAATTACTACCATTTAAATGAGTTACTAAAACTTTGTCTATTTCTAAATTTTCTATTACTTTAACAATAGATTTTGTAGGAAATGTATTATGTTTAAATCTATTGTATCTATCTAATTGTGTATGAAATATAATTTTATTATTTTTAACATATGTAATACATCCATCATGAGCTGTATGAATAGCTAATATATTCATTTTATGTTATTTGATCTTGCCACAATTTAAGATTCCATTCTTGCCATTGTGCATATTTAAAATTGGTGTGTATGCTTTTTTCTACATCTTCCTTTGTCATACCTTTTATGACTTTAAGTATTTTAATAAAATCTGTATCTTTGTTTTCTTCCCATACTTTTTGTGCGTGTTTCCAAAATTTAGAATTGTAAGTTGATCCATTAGCATAATGCCATAGTATGAAGTTTTGTACTTTAGTAACATGATCTTTGATATTTAGATTAGTCTGATATTGACTTGTACCATTAAATATATAGTCATAATAAAATTTATTTGTTTTTATATACATACCCATAGCAGTGGCCTCTAATGGTTCTAAAAAGAAAAGCTTATTACCATTTAATAAAACTCTATTATCTACAATTGCTTCTTTAGCTACGTATTGTGAAAAACGAAACACCTTGCTTACATCCTCTACCCCAAATGTTTTTTTAAAATCTTTTTGAGCTTCTTTAATTGAAGTAATGTCTCTATTAAATAAATATCCCAGTGAAGTTTTTTCAGGCAATGGAATATAAAAACACCATCCATTTTTGTGAGCAATAGATCTAGTCCACAAAACGTCATTTTCTTTTTTAGGTAACGTGCTTAATAAAGCAGTGTTTAAAGGATTGTGTAGTTTATCATACCCATCTAAATTTTTAGGTGTTCCTCTACAGTCTATAATATAATCAGAATCAATAGTATTTAAGTCTTTTATATTTTCATCTGTTTCTTTAAAATTAACTTTTAGATTATTACATACATAGTCTTGAAATTGTTTAGGTTCAAAGTGTAAAGCGTAACTACCTATAGGAAAATTGTGATAAATTTTTTTATTAACCTTACCAAAGTTTTCATACATAATACCTGTTTTCATTGTGTAAGGAAAATCACTTAAATAACTAGACCCAAAGTTTTGAAATAATTTTTCTGGAAAGTCTAGGGTAGTTCCTTGACCTGTAGGTACAGGTAAAATATTAGAATCGTAAATTAATTCTATATCAATCTTTGTATTTATTTGTTTTCTAAAATGAGCAAAATGCATTGCTGAAATACACCCTGCGTTTCCTCTTCCTAAAATAGTTATTTTCATATCTAATGTTCTAATTGTTTTAAATAGTCTCTTTCTTTATTACCAGCCATTTCAAATTTTTCAGTAACCTTTATGTCTTTAATTAATATATATTGAACTAAAGGTGTATTTTTTTTAACAAAAGTTTCACCGTGTAAATTATGCCAATAAATCTGTACATTCATGTGATGAAGTCCCTCACTTAATAAACCTGTTGCAGCAGTAAATACATTTGTGTCATTGTATGCCACTGGCATACTAAGTAATTTATAACCTTTAGGTACATACACTACCCAAGGACTTTGTATTTTAATAACTGTTTTAAGTGTGTTTTCATCCATCGGTCTAAACTTATCTAATTGATCTGGAGTATGGAAATGAATGTAATCAAATATAATATCACCATACTTAGAACTTTTTTGATCAAAATCTGATCTCCAATTAAAAGTATGTTTATCACCGTTTGTTGTAATAGTAATGTCTTGATAAGTTTTTTGAATCCAACCAGTTTTAATTATACTATTTATACCGGGACATTTTGCAGTATGCATAGATGTAGATGTTTTTTTGTAGTCTTCATAAGCTTTTTTAAACCAAGAAAAATTTAATGGTTTGTTTTTTTCTAAACTAAAAGATATGTCAGGTAAAAAACTTTTAAATATTATTTTCATATTAATTAAATGTTGCTATGGCTATTATTCTATGACCTCGTTTAGGATAAACCATATAATGAGGACACTGGTTAAAACAAACTCCTTTAAATTTTTCAGGTACAATTCTTTTTACAACCTTATCTTTCTTTTTATTTAAAAGAACTGTATGAGAAGTTATATCCATAGGATCATTTAAATAAATAATTAATTGTTTATGTGGGACATCATGGTCTACATGTGTGCCTGACTTTTCAATACCATCATAAAAAGCAAGATTAAGAGAGTATCTTAAAATGTTTTTATACTTTATATTATTTCTATTACAAAATTGATTTAATATTTTTATAAAAAAATCTGCATATTTAGAGTTAATTCCATTATCATTTTCTTTTCTATACTCAACTCTTCCTACAATAATATGACTTAAAAAATGTTTATTGTCTTTTCCAATCGTATTTTTTTGTAAATAAAATGGAAAGAGCCCACTTAAAGTAATTTCATCTAAAGTGTGTTTATCTTCAGGCAATAAAAAATCTCTATCTTCTTTAAAAAATAAGTTCATTTTGCTATAAATATATTCCAATCAAGTTTAAATATAATTTCTTTTAACTCAAAATCTTTAATTTTGCTGCTTTTGACGTATTCATTAAGTTCTTCAATATCTAAAATAATCCACTGATCCTTAAATTCAAATACCATTTTTTCAGCTTTGCTTTTTAAACTTCCTTTTTTAAATGCTCTATTGTTAGAAGTTTTAGTAAGATCTCTAACATCAAATTTAAAAAAAGCATTTCTATCTTTTAAAACACCGGCTATATTCCAAGACCCTGGTTTATCAGGTTTTTCTACGTTGGTTAAATACCTTTCAAATCTTTCTAATATGGTCATTCTAGATCTTGAATATATATTATTTTTGTGATAATAAAACTAAAAAGACAGGAAAGATATATGGAATTGCAATATTATTGTTGGATATTTAAATCAGTTTTGACACCTAAATTTTGTGATGATTTAATTAATATTGCTAAAACTAAAAAAGAAGAAATAGCTTGGACGGGTATGAACAAACCTTCAAACCAAGATAAAAAAGGTTTAAAAGATTTAAGAAAAACAAGAGACTCTAATATTGTATGGATGGAAGGTGGCTGGATATACAGAGAATTACATTACTACATAAACAAAGCTAACGAAGATGCTCAGTGGAATTTTGAATGGGACACCAGTGAAACTTGTCAGTTTACTAAATACGAATTAAATCAACATTATACTTGGCATGTAGATTCTTGGAAGACACCTTATAAAACTTCAAACGAATCTGATAAGCACGGTAAAGTAAGAAAACTGTCAGTCACTTGTGCTTTATCTAATCCAGAGGATTACGAGGGAGGAGAGTTACAACTAAATATAGCTGATCCTACTAAACTAAATCAAAATGATAACTTAATTACTTTGTCAGATGTTCCAAGAGGATCAATTATTGTATTTCCTAGTTTTATTTGGCATAGAGTAAAACCAGTAACTAATGGTACAAGATACTCATTAGTAGTTTGGAATTTAGGAAGGCCTTTTAGATAATGTTTATTTACGAGGATAAAATAAATAAAAAAGTGTGTTCTGATTTAATAAATTTATTTGAGAATTCAAATGAAAAAGAAATTATAAAAACTAGATATACTAATATGAGCCAAATTTTTCCTAACTTATATGATCCTATTTTAAAAACTTACTTAGAAGGTTTAGCTACAGTTAAAAATAAATATATAAAAAAATACATTTATGTGGATAAAGAACAAGAGCCTTGGAGTTTAAATCCTGATATTAAGATACAAAAATATAAACCAAAAGAATATTATAAGGCTTGGCACTCTGAACTTGATGGTTTAATAAGAAGACAAAAAAGAATTTTAGTTTTTACTACATATTTAAATACAATTAGTGAGGGTGGTGAAACGGAATTTTTTTATCAAAAACAAAAAATAAAACCAGTACAAGGTAAAACAATTATTTTCCCTGCTTATTGGACACATACTCATAGGGGAAATATTACAAACGAAACTAAATATATAATAACAGGATGGTATACATATGTACAATAAGGAGACAATTTAAATGAACGAAGACATACATTTTGAAACATACTTTCAAACACCAGTCTATATAACTGAGTTGCCAGAATTGGTAGACAAATTAAACAAAGCTTCAGATCCACATATAGAACATGCGAAAAAAAGAAATAAAATTCTAAGTAAAAAGAGAGATGAAAATGTTGGTAAAAAACTTGGAGATTTTGGAATGACTCATCATTCAGGTCCTTTAGTTGGTCTACCAGAGTTTGCGGATATTCAAGGATATGTTGCAAGAAGATCATTAGAAATAATGGATCATATGGGTTATAACATGACTACTTATAACATGACATGGACAGAAATGTGGGTACAAGAATTTTCTAAAAAAGGAGCCGCATACCATAATGCTCACATTCATTATGACAATCATATAAGTGGTTTTTTCTTTTTAAAAAGTTCTGACTTTACTTCTCACCCAATACTTAAAGACCCTAGAGCAGCTAAAATGATGTCAATGTTGCCATTAAAAAACCCTAGTGAAATTACAATGGGTAGTGGAACTATTCAGTACAGACCAAAGCCAGGAACTTTGATACTTTTCCCTGCTTATATTGAACATGAATTTTCAGTGGATTTAGGTTTAGGACCTTTTAGGTTTATACACTTTAATTTACAAGCGGTTAGAAAGCTAGCTAATGACTGAGAATACATTTTATTATTGGGGTCCATTATTGATTAAAACAAGAGTAGATAATTATAAAGATATTCTTAAAAAAATTAAAAAAGAATATAGCTACAATCAAAATTTAGGTTCTCATATTGATGAAACTTTTTCTTATGATAAAGATGAATTTAAAAAAGATGTCGCAAAACAGTTTGAAAACTATCTTAATTTTTATGAAACTTACCATGACACAACCATACCAAGTAAAGAGTACACTGTTAAATCAGCTTGGGTAAATTTTATGAAGGCAGGTGAATATAACCCCCCACATATACATAATGACGATTTTTCTTGTGTATTATATTTAAAAATTCCTGATTCTTTAAAAAAAGAAAACAGTGATTATATTGGTCGAGACATAAGTGGACCTGGAGGTATTACATTTATGTATGGAGAAGATAGAGAAAATTGTATAAGTGAAGTGCCAGCAAAACCAAAGGAAGGAGACATGTATATATTTCCAGCTAACCTTAAACATGGAGTTAGACCTTTTAAAAGTAAAGGTACTAGAATAAGTCTTTCTGCAAATTTTAAATTAAAAGAATCATTAAAAACATTTAGATGAGTTTTAAAAATAAAAAATATATTGTTATTAAACAGGCTATCTCTAAAGAGTTAGCTTTATTTTTATACAATTACGTTTTAATAAAAAGAGAAGTAGCAAAAACAATGTTAAGACATCAATATGTTTCACCTATAGATAAGTCTTGGGGTCATTGGATGGACAGACAAGTTCCTGATACTTATACTCATTATGCAGATGTCGCTATGGAAACTATACTTTTAAAATTACAACCAATTATGGAAAAGAAAACTGGTCTTAAACTATATCCTAATTATTCTTACTTTAGAATATATAAAAAAGGTGATATTTTAAAAAGACACAAAGACAGATTTAGTTGTGAGATATCTACCACTATGAATTTAGGTGGACAAAAATGGCCAATATATCTTGAACCATCTGAAGAG